TTCGGTCAAAGAAAGATAAAATCAAAGTTAATGGACATAGAAGCTGGTCTGAGTCGGGTATGTGCTGTTGCAATCCCACTTATGCAACAATTGTACCAAGAAGAAAAAGTTATCCGTCTGGTGCAACCCAACAATACGACCAGCGAGTATTTAATAAATAAAAACTACTATGACGATTTTACTGATTCAGTAGAAAAGTGGAACGACATAGGAATTGGTAGGTATGATGCTGTAGTAGTTACAGGTTCTACCTTACCTACAAATAGATTTGCTCAACTCGAAATGTATATGGATGCCTACAAAAATGGTATTATAGATAAAGAAGAAGTCTTAAAGAAGACTGAAATCTTTGATGTAGAAGGCGTACTCACAAGGACAGACACAATAGACCAACTTCAAGGTGCTTTACAACAAGCAGAAGAAACTATTAAAGACCTCCAAGGAGATATGCAATCTAGAGATAGAGAAAATGTTAACCTTAAGCAAAGAGTTGAGGTTGAAAAATTTAAGTCGGGACTCGATAAAGTTTCTAACCGTGCACAAGCCGCAGGAACTGTATATGAGAAACGCCTTGATGACGCCACTAGTGAAATAGCTTCTGAAATCGGGAGAGCCCGTAAGGAAGCTGGCAAAAACGAAGGCACCTCTAAAAGCTAGTTAGAGCCCTTATATTGAGGAAATACTGATATGTCTCAAGAAAATCAACAAGGTCAAGTAACAGACTTGGAGGATTCTCTGTTCACTAACGAAGATAGTGTTATTGAGGAAGCTTTTAGTCCTGTAGCTGACAATGTACCCGAGCCACCTGCTCCAGTAGCAGAAGGTTCAGCCATTGTGGATGAACAGGTAAACTATAGTCAACCACAAACCAACGAAGAAGTTCGTTTCCAGTATTGGCAGTCTGAAGCAGACAAAGCCAAAAATGAGAATGAAAGACTTAAGCAAACTGTAGAAATTCTACAGGATACACTTAAAAGTCCTAATAATCAAGCTGGCGTTCAACCTGAAGTAGAAGCTTCAGAACCTGAACCCGAACCTTTTCGTGAAGCACCAGAGAAACCAATAAAACCCACAAACTTCAACAGAGCTGAAGCTATTGATGACCCTAACAGTGCATCTGCACAATATCTGGAAAGTATAGACCAGTATCGTGACACGATGGATAGTTATAACAGAGATAGAGTGGAATATGAAGCAGACTTGTTAAGAGCTGAGCGTGAATCTCTTCAAGAGAATCAAAGGAAGCAACAAGAAGCTTATGAAGCCGAACAGCGTAATGCAGAACAGATGACTGCAATTTCTCAACAGTTAAAATCAAAGTTCAATGCACAGGATGCAGAGATAACTGATTTTGTTGAAAAAATGTCTTCACCTGAATCATTAAGTGTTGATAACTTGTGGCGATTATATCAAATGGATAAAGGACAAGTTCCTGAGCATACAGCTACTCAGCCTTCTCCCCAATTCAACCAAGTTCAGAGAGCACAGTCGGTACCAGCTCCAATGGGTGTTCAATCATCAGCAAATCTTGCTCAAACGAGTAAATCTGCTGAGGACCTCATAATGGATGATTTGGTAGCCGATTACAAGAACAAAAATCCTTGGAACACCTAAGGGTAACTTAAACAATAGACTAGGAGTCTAAAATGGCAAACCAGTATAGTATATCCGCAGGCGGAGGGATGCAATCTTCATCTATCAATGATAGTAGAAGAATGTATAACTTCGGTGAGCGAGTAGCTGAACTAGCACCAGCACAGTCTCCATTTTTTGTCTATCTCTCAAAAGTTGCTAAGAAAGCCACGGATGACCCCGTATTCAAATTCCTTGAACAGCGTCATCAATGGCAACGCCGTAACTTTGAGATTCAAGCAGATAAAGTAAGTGCCGCCGCTTTTTCAGTCGGTGCATTTGCATATGCTAGTAATGCACTAGTTCAAGTTGACTGCTTGTACGACAAATATGGAAGGTCTGTATCTACAGCCGTACAACCGGGTTTTTTACTAAAAGACCAGTTAATTCAAGTTGAAGCTCATCTTGATGATAACGCAAACGGAACCTACAATGTAGATTCAGATAGTAACACAATTGTATATCACGCTACCTTCAAGATAGAAGCCGCACCAGACCTAGCAACGAACAATGCAAGAGCAGGACTTCAGCTAGTTTTTATCGGTCTATCTCAACCGGGAGTAGGCAAGATTACACCTCCAGCCGCATCTAAGCTAAAGCTTATTGCAGATGGTAAAGGTCAAGTAATCGGTTCTGCATTTGGTGAAGGTGGAACTGACCCAGAAGGCTGGAAAGATGAACTATATGACCGAGAAGGTTATGTTCAGATTTTTAAAACAGCTATCCCTATGTTCTCTGGTACAGCTATGGCAACTCGCTATAGAGGTAAAGCAGATGAATATAAGAGAGTATGGCAGGAGAAGTTAATGGAACATAAGATGGATATTGAACACGCTATGTTGTTCGGTATTGGTTCTGATGATTCATCAGCTACAGGTCCTGTTAGACGCTCTTGGGGTATCTTGCCTTACACAGAGAGATATGGAAAGATTAAATCTTTTACATACTCTGGTTCAACATATGATTCTTTCCTTACTGCAATGGAAGATATCTTCGCTCCTGAATCAGGAAACAGTGGAGATAAGCTTGTACTTGCTTCAAGAAAAGTAATCACTTGGTTGAACAAGTTAGGTACTGACTCATTCTTGGGTAATACAGTAGCTCTTGGGCATACAGCAACCTCCAGTGGTGGTTCTAATGCTTATGGCTTGGATATCCAGAATGTTAAGGGTGCATTTGGTCATAATGTGTCAACTGTTAACACAATCTACGGCAATCTTCATTTCGTAGCTGAACCATTGTTCAGAGGTATGTATGAAGACTATGCGGTAATGATAGATATGAAAAATGTCTGTTATCGCCCATTAGCTGGAAATGGTGTTAATCGTGATACTCACATTATCACTAATGTTCAGAATAATAATGTAGACGGAAGAAAAGATATCGTAATGACCGAAGCAGGTCTTGAGATACAGCTTCCAGAAACTCACGCTATTCTGAAGTGGTCTTAATATAAGGCATAACTCGTAGGGGGGGCTTAACTGCCCCCTCTATAGATAGGAGATACTTATGAAAAGTAAGAAAAAAGTAGTAAAAAAAGTTGTTAAGAAGGCAGTTAAAAAAGCATCAAAAACAACTCGTGGTTCTTATACCAAAAGAGGTAAATAATGCCTCCAATGGTAACTTCAAACTCTGTAGGGGGAAAATGGCAGTCTGGTAAAGAAGAGACTAATGACCAGAGTAGAAGAGTGAAAACCACTAAACCTAAAACCAAAAAACGGAGTAAGTAATGTTAGGAAGAATAGGAGCATACCTTAATCCATTTGACGCTGAATCAAAAGCTAAAAGAGCTGACCAAAAAAGTAGGACTGAAGCCTACGGTTTTCCTTTCGCTAAGACAGGAGCTGAGCAAATGGAAATGGCAGGTCAAGCATCCAGAAACGCATCCCCAGAAACAGGACCACCAACAGCAGATGCTGAAGGTAAAAGAAATGTGGCACAAGCAACTGCAGAAGGATTTCTAAGAGAAAGTTCACAAGGTGACATCAATGATATGATGAAACAGTTTGACCCTTCAAATCCAGAAAGTGTAAGGCAAATGCAAAGAGCTATGAATCAGGCTGGTTTTACAGATGAAAACGGACAACCTTTAGCAGAAGATGGCAGATTTGGAGCTAAGTCACTTGGTGCATTAAGAAGAATGCAAGGTGGACATAGAAGCGATAATGCTAATATGGATGAACTAAAAGGCGGTCAAGGAAATATTATTGATAGCTATACCAATGTTAATGACAGAGGTAAAGAAGAAATGTATAGCCGTGAAGGTCGTGGTCAGTCTACAGTAGGTCAACCTATAACGGGTGTGGCTGGAATGATAGAAAGACCACCACAAGCTGATTTAAATACTCAACAAAGAGCAGATGTTGTAGGTATGGCAAGAGGTGGTGCAAAAGGGTTAGATGACGCAATTGAGCAGAGTGCTCCTTGGTTAGCTAATTCTGGAGCATATAGAGGAGCTAAGTCAGGAATTAAAAAACTATTTAGTTCAATAGGAGACTCAGACTACTAATGGCTGTATATGGGCAATCAAGAATGGGTGGTTATCAAAATCGCTCAAAAGCATCTATGGAAGGATTTGCTGACAAAATGAGTCAAGCAGGTTCAGACTATAGAGACCAAATGCAGGAAAAAGCAGTTGCTGGAGCAAGTGCGGTTGCTGGTAATCCAGAGCCTGCTATGAAACTAGCCTTTGACAAATTCAAAGATAAAGCCTCTGATAAATACTCTCAAGTAAAAGAGGGTTATCAAGAGAGAATGAATGATGACAAAGGCTTGTTTCAAGGTGGAAAAATGGTAAATCCTTTTGAAGGTAGTGGCGGTAGAATGCAAGAAGGTCTTGCTAATGTAAGAAAGTATTTTGGTGATAGAATGGATGCTATGAAACAATATGTATCAAATAAAGATATTGGAGGAGTAACACCTACAGTTATGGCTGAGCCTACGGTTGTACAAGCAAGTACAGATGGAAATATGGATGGAGCTAT